CTATCCCTCATATCGTTGTTATATTGGGCGAGTACCAGTATAAGTCAGCGTTTGTCGCAGATCAAGAAATCAACACTCTTGCTTGTCTAACAGAGATAATGGCAAGGGCAAAATTTAAATGATTGATACAATTCTAAATAAATCTAAGGTACATGTTTATGACAATGTTATGTCTTCACATGATGCACAATTTGTTAATGATATTATGTCAGATAAAGAATTTTTATGGCAGTATTATCATAGGTCTGATAAAAAACATGAGATATATCACTGGCATCGCCCAGCTGGTCATTCAGAACAAGATGTTATAAATAATGGATTTGAGTGGTTAATCCCGATGTGGAATCATTTGATGTATAAAATTAAATTTAAAGAAAAATATGGTATAGATACTTTTCGTAGAATTTATTTTAATGCACATACATATGGAATTGAACCTCGGCCCCATACTGATGATGGTGATTTCACTATGATATATTATCCATTGTTAGAATGGAGAAAAGATTGGGGTGGCGGGACAAGTATTTGGACTGAACATAATCAAGAAAAGAAAGAGAAACCAGATAAGATTGAAAAACACGTTGCATACACAGGAAACAGGTTGATTGTTTTTCCGGCAAAAAGATTGCATCAAGCAATGCCTGTATCAAAGAATGTTTTTAAATTAAGAAGTTGCATTGTATTTAAATGTTTTACCACAGAGGCAAATAGTGACAGACTCGATTACTACAAAAGTTAAATATCTTATTGAAATGGGTTGCGGGGAAGTTCATCATAGTGGTGGAACTTTGATACAACACCTTGTTGCTGTTCATGATATTCTTGTTGCTAATGAAGCTCCAAAATATATTTGTGATGCTGGATTATTTCATTCAATCTATGGAACAATGTCATTTGAGCATAAAACCACAGAAGATCGTAATATGATTCGGGAATTGATTGGTTCTAAATCAGAGAGATTGGTGTATGAGTTTTCTATTCTAGATAGACCTAGAACATTTTATATTGGTGAATTGTCAGATGGCCAATTACGAGAAGATTTAACTCTTCTTAATAGTGCAAATCAGGTAGAAATGAATAACCGCACATCTCAAGAAATGGGTTTGGATGAAGCTTATGGTGATTTATGGAATCGTAATGAAAGTTAAAATTAATGTATGAATTGAAAGACTATCTTAATGCTATAAATAACACCAAAGAACCTCTGATGGATTCTGAGGATGAAACTTGGGAAAAGAAATACCCGCCTTTCGTTGTGAATAAATGTCTTATGCCATTCCAAGATACAATATTTATTGTTAATGAAATGAACCAACTACCAAACATAGATAAAAAGTTACAGTTTGACTTTTTCCTAAATAGTCTTAGAGCAAGGAAACGTTATAGTCCTTGGGCGAAGGCGACGAAATTAGAGAATCTAGAGTATGTTAAAGAGTTCTATGGGTATAATAATGAAAAGGCAAAAGCCGCTCTTGATATACTAGATGATGAACAAATTTCCGCTATAAAACAAAGAACAAATAAAGGTGGAAAAAATGGAAGAAGTTAATTGGAAACAGGAAGACATGTTAGAGGTTGCTTTAAAAACGCCCGATGACTTTCTGAAAGTTAGAGAGACACTATCACGAATTGGAGTTGCTTCACGAAAAGAAAAAATACTATATCAATCTTGTCATATACTACATAAACAAGGTAGATATTTTATTGTGCATTTTAAGGAGTTGTTTGCTCTAGATGGAAAATCAACAAATCTATCTGAGAATGATATTGCAAGAAGAAATACTATTGTAAATTTATTAAATGATTGGGGCCTTATCAATATTGTTGGTCAGTTAGGAGAAGTTGCTCCTCTTAGTCAAATTAAGGTTATATCATTCAAAGAAAAATCTGAGTGGTCACTAGAAACTAAATATAATATTGGTAAGAAACGGGAAGCCTAGTTTGCAAAAGTTCAAGTCATTTATCACTGAGGAAGTTGCACTAGATAAGATAACAGTTCTTATATTAACCAACTCAAAAGCAAAAAAACCAGAGATTGTTACTGGTATGTTACTGAAGGCGTGTGCTGAGTTGGGTTTGCCTTGTTATAGGGTAGTTACTACTGAAGCTTGGATTTCTGATAATGATATTGAAAAGGGTACGGTTGCCATCAAGAATTATGATGGTGAAGAAAAAGATATTAAAGTTGATACTGCATCAACTGTAGTGTTTGTGAGAGCTGGTGTTCTACAAGATGAGATTGGCCTTGCGTTACTAGGTACATTACAAAATGCTGGTTGTATGATGATTAATGACCGTGATGGAATGTTGACATGTGATAATAAAATGTCATCATATACATCGTTTGAACGAAATAATATTCAGACTCCTCGTACATCATTAGTTAATAATGAAAAGAGTATCATTGATGCTCATGACCGTATTGGCGGTAAGTTTCCTGTCATCATCAAAACTTTGACGGGAACACAGGGTATTGGTGTTTCTAAGGTTGATAGCATGGAATCCATGATGAGTGTTATTCAATCATTGTGGAAATTTAATGCGCCTCTTATCATTCAAGAATTTTTAAAAATAGAGTTTGACGTTAGGACTATTGTTCTTAATGGTCGAATCGTTGCCTCAACTAAGAGAATTAAACCAAAGAAAGATTTTCGTTCCAATCGTCATATGGGCGCAGAGACAGAACCTTATACCTTGAGTAAAGAAGAGAAATCAGAAGTTCTTGCAGCTGCAAGGGCAACTGGTGCATATATGGTTGGTGTTGACCATGCGATTGTAAAAAACGAGATTTATGTATTAGAATGTAATGGTTCGCCTGGTATGGGATCAAAGTTTCAAAACTACGATATGACTACGGTTCCACAAGAACCTACAAAAGAAAAAGATATTGTAAGATTGATGGTTGAGTATTTGCAAAATTCTAAACACAGAAGGTATGCATTTAATCAAGAATCGGGTTATCATGAAACAGTAGAAATTGAAGGATATGGACCAATACGAGCCAAGCTTGATACTGGTAACGGCACTAAGGCATCAATGCTTATTGTTGATAAGATGGATATTGATGGTAAGACTGTCAAGTGGGAAAGAGATGGAAAGAAATTTACTAGTAAGGTATTAGGTGTTTCAAAACCAACTCATATTGGTAAGATTGCTGAGCGTCCCATAGTACATCTTAAAATTAAATTTAATAATATGATTTATACGGATGTTCCTATTGGACTTCAAACAGAAGATGCTGCAAGTACATTTCTTATCAATAGAGATTTACTGACAAGATTTAAAGTTACTGTAAATCCAAATAGAAAATTCGTCTTATCTGATTGGTCAAAAAGAAGTGATGAAACAGATAGTATAGAATAAAGCGCTTGACAAATAACTATGGATGTAGTATACTCTGATAATGGACTTTTACACAAATGTAATTCAATGGGGCAATCAACTTCTCGTTAGAGGAGTAGAGAATGGCCAACGTGTCAATAAGAAGGTTCGTTATCAACCAACTCTTTTTGATTTAGTTTCACAACCAACAGGATATACAACTCTAGACGGTAAGCACGTTAAACCAAATAAATTTGACTCTATATCAGAGGCAAAGGATTGGTATAATCTCCACAAAAAACAAGGTCTTGTGTTTGGTAACACTCAGTATAATTATTGCTGGATTGGTGATAATTTTCGTGATGATGTTCCTTGGGATAAAGACCAAATTTGTATTGTAACTATTGATATTGAGGTGGAGTGCGAGAATGGTTTCCCAAATCCAAAGGATGCGGCTGAACCTATGTTGTCAATCACTCTAAAGAACCACCAGAACAAGAAGATTATTGTTTGGGGTCTTCATGAGTTCCAAAACCATCGTGATGATGTGGACTATAGAATATGCAAAGATGAAGCAGACTTGCTATTTAAATTCTTAGACACTTGGTCTATGATTCAACCAGATGTTATCACTGGATGGAATACAGAGTTTTTTGATATTCCATATCTATGCAATAGAATTACAAAAATTCTTGGTAGTGATATGGTAAATAAACTATCTCCTTGGGGTAAGGTTCATGAACGTGAAGTTTATCAGATGGGGCGTAAACATCAGGTATATAATATCTATGGTGTTGCTGCGTTAGATTTCTTTGATCTATATCGCAAGTTTACATATACAAACCAAGAACGATACACACTAGACCATATTGCATTTGTAGAGCTAGGTGAACGCAAAGACGGTAACCCATATGAAACTTTCAAAGAATGGTATCAGAAAGACTATCAATCGTTTATCGAATACAACATTCAAGACGTTGAGATTGTAGACAAACTAGAAGATAAGATGCGTCTTATTGAACTGTGCCTGACTATGGCGTATGACGGTAAGGTGAATATGACTGATGTTCTTGGCCAAGTTCGGTATTGGGATGTTGTTATTTATAATCATCTCCGTAAAAAGAAGATAGTAATTCCACAAAAAACAGAACATGAGAAAAGTGAAAAGTTTGAAGGTGCATATGTCAAAGACCCTCAAGTTGGTATGCACAATTGGGTTATGTCGTTTGACTTAAACTCTCTGTATCCTCACCTTATCATGCAATATAACATCTCGCCAGAAACACTAGTAAATGGTGGATCAGCTATGGTTGAGGGAATGGTGGATAAAATTCTTGATGAGAAATTAAAAAACGATACAGAACATTGCATGACTCCAAATGGTGCATTTTTCCGTAGAGATATAAAAGGTTTTCTCCCAGAATTGATGGAGAATGTTTATAATGATCGTGTCAAATATAAAAGACTTATGCTTGAAGCTAAACAAGAATATGAAGACACGGGTGAAGCTTCTTTACTTAAAAAGATATCTCGTTACGACAATATCCAGATGGCAAAGAAGATTTCCCTCAACAGTGCGTATGGTGCTATTGGGAATAATTGGTTTCGCTATTTCGATTTGTTGGTTGCTACTGCAATTACAACATCTGGCCAGTTATCTATACGCTGGATTGAAAAGAGTATTAACATTTATCTCAATAATATTCTTGGAAGTAAAGATGTGGATTACATCATTGCCTCAGATACGGACTCAGTATACATTACTTTTGACAAATTGGTTAATAAAGTCTTTAAAGAGGGAACTCCGACTGAAAAAATTGTCAGCTTCTTGGATAAGATCGCAACTGAGAAGTTGGAACCATTTATTGATAAGAGTTATCAGCATCTTGCTAAGGAGATGAACGCATACGAACAGAAGATGAAGATGGATAGGGAAGCAATTGCAGATAAAGGTATCTGGACTGCCAAGAAACGATATATCCTAAACGTCTGGGATATGGAAGGTGTTCGTTTTAAAGAACCCAAACTCAAGATTATGGGGATCGAAGCAGTCAAGTCAAGTACCCCTGCTCCGTGCCGAGAGAAGATTAAACAGGCTCTGAAGATTATCATGATTGGTGATGAAAAACTGCTAAACAAGTTTATACAAGAATTTAGAGAAGAGTTTATGAAGTTACCACCAGAAGATATTGCTTATCCTAGAAGTTGTAATGGTGTGCAAAAGTTTCGTGGTGAATCTCAACTGTTTGCAAAGGGCGCTCCTATTCATGTCAAGGGAGCAATTCTATATAATCATTTGGTTAGTAAAAATAAATTGGAAAATAAATATCCTCTGATACAGGAAGGCGATAAAATCCGCTTCCTTCACTTGCGTCAACCAAATTCATTCCAATCTTCTTCATTTTCTTTTATGACAAAAGTACCAAAGGAGCTTGACATTATTGGTAAAATAGACTATGATATGCAATATGAGAAGTCGTTTCTTGAACCGCTTCGTGTGATAACTGATAAGTTGCAGTGGATACTAAGAAACGATGAAGTAGGAAGTTTAGAGGACTTTTTTGGATGATATTAAATAAACAAGATGCGCTTTATGCAGCGAATGTGTTTGTAGATTACTTTTCTAGTTTTGGTAGGATTGATGATTATCTCCGTAAGGTAAAACTTGAGAGAATGTCTAATTATCCTACGTCACTGCCTGGTATGGGCCCGCAAGATGATATGTTCAGTGATTTCACTATGCATCCAAACGATATGGAGTTTGAGTGCCGTGAAGTAACAAATGAGACATTTGTGAACTATCTGGAGATTGTAACTTCCCATGCAGTAGAGGTATCAGTGCCAGGCAAATCAATCAAGTGGGTT